AAAACAATCAGTATGTAAAGAAGTCATTTGCCGTTACCTTTCCATTACTAGCCCTAAAGATTATCTGCATTACCCTCAAACTAGGCTGCCTTTCACCGCTAATGATGCGTGAAATAGTAGCCGTAGACAATCCGCAACGCTTTGCGAACTGTGCTTGATTGATCCTATTGCTTCTTAGATAATGTTTTAACTTCATAAAAAAACTTTACTTGACTGTTGACACATTGTCAATTAATGATGTAACAAGATGGAACAAACCACGATAAGGAACAGGCTAATGAAAGTATATCTATGGGAACATGACCCTTCGTTTGATGATGATAAATATTCATCAAAAAGATTGATGTCACAAATGAACGCTATAATAGAGAACCATTACAGGTTTTGGGATTATGCAACTGAGCAAGCCCTTAGATATCGAGATGAAGCAGAGCATGGAAAGGAAATAAAGTTTTGATACCAGATAGCTTTAAAGACATGGGATATACCCATGACAGTGCGTCAGGTGCTACCACTACAAAGGATGAAATGATCCTTAAATTGTGGGTGCGTCACCATAAGATGCAGTTTCCAATGGCAGCTAGACCCTGGGCTGGTATCTGTGTGCAACATGGCGCAGACCTAGCACTAGGTTTAGCGGACTATAATGAGGATATTGGCTCACAAGAGCCAGTGCCTATGGCAGAAGCAGTGCGTAGTGCGCTTGCAAAGTATGATGAATATCAGCCTCGCACATGGGATGAAGGTAAGGACGCAGAAGAATATGAAGCGTTCCGCGAACATATCCCAGAAATGATTGGTCAGGCTATAGCCGCAGTCAAAGAGTGCTTTGCACAATCAAACTTAATAGAAGGCGAGTTTCAACGCTGGCACAAGGTAGATGGCCTTGATGTGCCTATCATGTTATTTCAAGACTATAGTGGCGGCAATTTACAGGCTGATCTTAAATGCTCACTGGCTTTACGCAATCCACCTAAGAAGGATGGCACTAGAAGCTGGCGCATACCAAAGCCCAAGACAGAACCTACTTGGCAACAAACAGTACAACAGGCGGTATATGGGAAGGCTACAGGGCAAACCCCTTCACTGCTATTCGTTACCGCATCTGGCTATCACATAGCCAATTCACAGAATTGTGAAGCCCTCACAGAAAGTTCACTGGACAGGGCTTACAATGACGCAGTGCGTAGTTGGAAGATTACACAGAACCTTATTCGCGCTGCTAATGGCAACTGGCACACGCTTGCTGGCCTCGTTCAACCAGACTTTAACGAGATAGCCAGAAGGCATGGGCCAACAATCCTTGAACTAGCAAGGCAATTATGGAGAGACTAAATGTTTGATGTTTTATGGGGATATTTAAAGGGTGTTAGGGAAGGTCAGCAACGTGACTACCCAATGTCAGAGCGACCACATTACAAAGAGGTGCGAGACATAGCGAAAACCATAAAGGTTAATGACTATGTTATTTGCCCTAATCGTAGGGAAGCGGCAAGAGTAGCCAAACTTCTTAGGGATTGGGGTAGTGACTACATCACACGCTCTGTCATGCACAATGGCAAAGAAGCTATTAAGGTATGGAGAATCAGATGAAATATTTTGAGATAGAAAAAGGCATACCAGTGCCAAAGTATGACCCAGAAGCGGCAGGGGAGCATTACAATATCATCTTTGATATGGATATTGGTGACAGCTTCGTTGTTAGAACAGCCGCACAAAAGGTTAAGTGCCAGCAAAAAGCATATCGTAAAGGTTTGCGCTTGATGACCCGAACCTTAAAAGAAGGTGGCTTTAGATTATGGAGAGTGAAGTAATGGAAGATCTATTTGAAACACCAGCGTACAAGCTGTATCGCAAGACAGACCCAGAGACTAGCAGGGAAGCGGCTGAATCTCTGGGCGTGTCGGACATGGAAGCAGTGGTGGCTTCTATTATCAGGGAGTTTGGGGAGACAGGAGCAATATCTGACCAAGTGGTAGATGCCCTGCCTCATCTGCGTTATAGCACAATCACTGCCAGATACAAGCAGTTAAAAGAAAAAGGTATAATCTATGTTGATGAACGCAAGCAGAAGGCCGCATCAGGTAGGCAACAGCATATCATGTGGCACAAAGATTTTTACAGGGAGCAAGCAAATGACGGATGAAGAAATGAATATGTGGCAGCACATAGATGAATTGTCTGACAAGCTAGAAGCTGTCGAGGCAAAACTCAAAGACATGAATAACGCTTGGCTAGTGTTCATGGATATGCAAGCTAAGATATTGGAGAAGCGTAATGAGCGATCTTAATAAATGTATGGACGCTGTGAATGATTTGAATAAATCACATGGCGTAAAGCAAAGAGGCGGCAAGATGTACACGCAAGTTGTGCATCGCATGGAAGCCTTTAGGCGGCACTTTGGCACTGACTATGGCGTGGATACACAAGTGCTAGTAGATGATGGACAGCGTGTAGTTATAAAGGCTACCATCATTAACTCATCAGGCATCCAGGTAGGCTCTGGTATGGCAGAGGAAATAAGAGGTCAAGGCCATGTCAATCAAACCTCTGCTTTAGAAAACGCAGAGACTTCTGCTGTTGGCAGGGCATTGGCTTCTATTGGTTTGGCTGGCGGTGAGTATGCGTCTGCCAATGAAATGGATGGTGTGGTGCGTAAGACTGAGGCAAAGGCTAACCCTGCACCACAGCCAGAGATTAAGACTGAAACGCCAGACAGCCCTGAAAAGCGCAGAGTACAGGAGTTTATGTCAGAGTGTAATGTCAAGTTACCCAACCTTAAAACACATAAAGACTTTCTGGATTGGGCTAACTCAGGCTGGGTAAAAGAAAACATGGAGATAGCAAAGCAAAACTATCCCGAAATGCACCAAATGATTCGTGAACGTATTGTGCTACGCAATACACAATTAAAGCCAAAGGGAGAACTAAATGGCTAAGAAGTATATCAAACTAACTACTATCCGTTGTTTTGCAAACACAGATGATCAAGCAAAATCTAAGTACGGTAACAGTAATTGGAAGCCATACAAAGATGGTGCGCCAGCAGACCTACATCTTAGATCAGATGCACGTTATTCTGTGCAGTGCTATGAGAATGATGATGGTTCTTTGGGCATTAATATCGCAGAGGTACAGGACTATGTATCTAAAGATAATATTGCAGATGGCATATCTCAAGGTGGTTTTAAGACTGCTGGGCAAGCTATTAACAATCAGCACCAGCCACCGCAGCGTATGCAACCAGCTACTAAACCAGCAGAAGGACAAGAGTTAGATGATTCGGACATCCCATTCTGAGGCTAAGATATTCTACACAGCTAATGAAGCGTGTGAAATATTGTTTGGTAAAGCGGATAAAGCCAAGATGAATACAATGTATCGCTGGCTCAAAGAAGGCCATATCAAGGCTGAGAGAGTTGGGCGTACATGGTTCATCCCACGCCATGTCTTAGTGGAGTTTAATCATGGAAAAGATTTTGTGTGATGATTGCTCGAAAGAAGCGAAAGTCAAAATCAAAGACCGCCACTTCTGCTCACAGTGTGGTTTGCGAATACTGCAAGAAGAAGCATCTCGCCCTAAACGCTGGGTGGACGGTCAATGGAAGCGGCATGATCGTGTGTTTCGAGATGCGTAAGGATGATTGTTTCCACAAAGTTTGGCGAGAAGCTGAACAGAAAGCGAAGCAGGGAACAGGCTGAGTTCTATTATGATCTTTTGATTCGCGTGGGCTGGGGCATCCTGAGAATTGCAGAAGAACATGGGCTAGAACCACTCTACCCATACGGCAAGGACAGGATGCTACCAGATGGCACAGAGCCACAAGGCGTATGGACAGAAGAACATTTGATAAATGAACTTGCTGAATACTTCTATGATGGTGGTGATTACTTAATATAGTGGCATAAAGGGGGTGTTACGCCACCCCCTTTTGCTGTTAGGCTATTTCTTTTTGCCTTTTGATTTCATGATCTTCTTTTGCAGTGCTGGCGGCAATGTCTTTTGCTTTGCAGTTAGACCCTTACCGTTTTTCTTAGCGGCTGCTTTCTTTGGTGGACGGCCTTTCTTTGAGCCATACGTCCCTTTCCCCATAGGCATGATTACTTTCCCTTCTTCTTTGCTTTGTTACGCTTGGAGATTGCTGCCGCTTTCTTTTTTGCGTCAGCTTTACTGCTTGCACCCCATGCTCTCAGGGATAAAAGCAATCTGGTTGGCTTGCCATTCTTGTACTCAGCACCGCGCATATTGCCCATTCTGGCTAGGAAACTAGCCCTGCGTGGGTTGTCACCCTTCTTCACTGGTGCTTTAAGGTTCATACCCTGTTTACGAGCAGATGCCCTTCCTTTGGCGTTTAAGCCGCCTCTAGGGTTCTTCCCTTCTTTACGCTGCCATGCTGGTGTCTTAGGCATCATCGCTCTCCACGGCTCTCATACGGGCAACAAGACGCTTTGCGCGGTTAGGTACTTGGTCAAACCATTTGCTGTCTACCATTTCGTCTGCCGCTACAGTCCACATTTTATTATCAACCGCAGACTTCATACCAACAAACTTAGACAGTCTTGGGTAGCCCATATTAAACATCATGTTACAAATGATTCGCTGTACTTCTTCTGGTAGCTTATCAAAATCTGGGTACAAACGCTTGCACTCATCTATAGCTATACTAACATCTCTGCGAAATAGCATTTGCACACGTTCTTCAGAAACCTCTGTGCCGACAGGCTGACCAAACTCAGGATCATCAACAGTAATTAAGTGACCAATCCCACAAGTTTCCAGACCATGCGTATCCAAATAAATGGAATACTTACAGCCCTCATCTTCAGCCAGTTCTATTCTTAGCTGGTCTATATTCATTTACGATACTTTCTAGTTTTCTTTGCAATACGCTTTGGCTGTTTAGATACTTGCTTACCAGCCCTTGTAGCCTTACGCTTTGCCCTAGTTGTTGCCGCATACTCAGCAGGGGATAGAGCCTTGATTGCGGCAGACGGTATGCGTCCCTCACCAGTAGCCTCCGGCCCCTGTGTGCTAGGCTTGCCAGACTTAGTGCGCCACTTCTGTTTAGTCCAAGCGCGAAGGCTGCGTTGTGATTCTGCCAAGGCCATTAGCTAGTATAGCCTCCACCGCGCTTTTTGTATTCACGCGCAAGCATCTGAGCCTTACGGGCAGACCACTGCCCAGGGGCGCCACCCTTACCGCCGCGTTTAATCTTTTCAAATAGATTCTTTCGCATTGTGGGTTTAGTATAGTTTCCCGCTTCATTCACTGCCATCTTCTGCATCCTTTAGGTTGCGTAAAGTTG